GGCATCAGTTGACAAGGCAAAAAAAAAGTGCTACCCTGCATGCAGGGTAGCACCGAAGAATTACTTGATTGACCAGTAGGCCGCGATTCTGCGCTTGGTCAATTCGACGTTAGCAGTAGGATCATTGCCACGGCTATCGGCATTCCTCACACGGGTGAGGATTTCATCCATGATCTTTTTCTCATACTCACCGAAGGCTAAGGCTTGAACCCGCTCGGTTTTGATTCCGTTCTGCGCCTTGTATATCTTTGTCGCCTTGGTGATTAGATCACCTAAACGATTTGAGATATAGGCGTTACAGTCTGTTTTCAGTCCCTGAATCAATTGATAACGTACGTTATCATTGGTTTTCATGTCGTTTAACATTTGCTGAGATACAGCAAATGCTACTGGCACTGAAAGCTTGAACTTCTCGCATGAAAGCTTTTCAAGTTCTGCCGAGGTTTTCTCAACGTAATGACCATCGACCACAGCAAATAACCGCTCAGGCTTGATAGCCTCACCGTAGTGGGTCATGTAACCGCCACCAAGTTCCTCGCGCTGTTCTTTGTTGATTTGATCTTTGCGAGGAACATCAGGGTTACCAAGGGTCGAGATTCTCGACATGGCAAAACGGGCTATATCTTCAAGCGCCGAATTGTTGCGAGCCTGCTGATAACCTGCATCTGCAAGGGACTGAAGGGATATAGGCTTTTTACTCATGGTGTTTTTCCTGTGAAATGTCGGTGCAGGATTGCGTCCGACAATTTACTTATACCCTTCTGCTATGACATTGTCGAGCATTTCACGGTGGGGTGAAATCCTAATTAGCGGTTCACGCGCACACAGCACGCCCACAGAAAAATAACTGGCATCAGTAGAGACAAAAAAAGGTAGCAGGGCAATTGCCCTGCTACCTTAGATCGCGTTACGCTTTCGCTTTGAACGCGGCGATCTGGCGTTTCAGTCTTTCAACGTCTACCGTTGGATCGTTGCCGCGTGACTCAGCGTTGCGTGCTCTTGTCAGCATATCGTCTAGAGTCTTTTCGATATACTTTTCAAACGCCAACGCTTGGATACGTTCGCGTTTGACTCCAAGTTGGAGACGCTTAATCTCCTTTGCTTTCTTGATCAAGTCTCCAATTCTATTGGAGACATAAGAGTTGAAGTCAGTCTTCAACTCTTGCACCATTTGATACCAGACGTTGTCGTTAGACTTCAGATCGTTCATTGCTTGCTGAGTGATTGCAAAGGCAATATGAACGTCTAGCTTTCGCTTTTCGCCCGTACACTCTTCAAACGCTTTGTTGTCTACCATTTCAACCAAGACCTTGTCATCAGTCACTCGGAAATAGCGCGGAAACTTGATCGCTTCGTTGAAGTAAGTCATGTAACCTTGCTTCAACTCGTCGCGTTGCTCCTTATTCATTTGTTCATCACGCGAAGCATTTAAGTCTCCGAGCGTTGGAATACGTGACATTGCAAACTTGGCAATGTCTACAATCCGAGACTCGGTCTTGCCTTGTTGGTATCCAACATCGGCGAGTGATTGCAATTTAAGGTCTTGCTGACCGTTGGCTTTAGCCATGTTGCTCTCCTGAGCGTTAATGTCAGAATCCGTCTGACTCGGTACTAATACTTATACATGTCTCCAATGACATTGTCACGCGTTTCACGGTAGCGTGAATCGCTAATTAGCAGCGACGCGCTCGCACAGCACGCGCACGGACACATAACTGGCATCAAAGATGTGGAGACAAAAAAAGAGAGGAGCCTTGCGGCTCCTCTCTTAATTACATAACCCGTAGAATCTTGCGGGCCTTGTCGTATCTAATCCAAACTTGTTGACCGTCGAACGGACTAGACTTATTAAGGTAGCGACCTGTTACTGCGCAGCGGAAGTCTTTGTTGTTATTCCAATCCTCCATGACTGCGGCTTTGCTTTTATAGTCGCGGCCATACGCTGGCAGTGCGTGTATATCATCCATGATGCTCTCCTGTTGAGGGGCAGGTTCTCTGCCCCTCGTTGCGTTACGCTAGCAGTGCTCTGCTAGCAACGACTCGACCCATTCGAGTCTTAACCCGCACAACGTGCGGCCCGTATGATCTGCCGTAGCATCTCATCCATTCCAAAGCCTCGACTTGCGTCCATGCTTTGTGAGCGGATTCCCTACCGCTCTCAAGGTCGAGGATCTCAACTCGATACGGCTGTAACGCTGCCTTCACGGTCTGCCTTAGCAGACGAAACACTTTAGCCATATGGCCTCCGGTGTAATGCCAAACTCCCTTTGGCGTGGGGTATGGAACGCTTTCCATGACTTTACTTATACCGACGCCGACGGCCTTTGTCACGTATCCCACGGTAACCCCACCCGCCCCCCACCCCCTGGATCGGCCGCCTCGCTCGCACCCCCCTACACCCCATAATTTGCACAAACGATTTATAATTTTTCAAATATAGAAACACCCCCCTTGTCTTTTAGGTTCCATACGCTTACATTACGAACCTATGCCAACATATATGTTAGACATAGAACCCAATATCCCTCTGCCCGCCAACGCAGCAGAAGCCTTACCCCCCATGACTCCAAAAGAAGAATTGGAAGTCAGGGCGAGAACTATAAAACTTATATCAGATCTCCAAGGCAAACCCATACACCCCACCGAGCAAGATAAAGATCAAGCTCGCGTATTAGCTAAGAAAATGGTTGAAGATCCCAGAGGACATATTCAATTTAGTAATTACAAGAATGAAACCCTTGCATATTTAGCTGGAATGGTGTCTCAATACGATCAAATGATCGTTAAGGATCTAGCTGATCTAAAGGTATTTGTAGTTAATAAGCTTGTTGAACAAACAGAATCAGGAAGTGCCAAGGATGTTATTGCGGCATTGAAAGCATTAGGCGAAGTTGATGGCGTAGATGCCTTCAAGCGCCGATCAGAATTAACGGTGCAGATCAAACCCATCGATCAGGTGGAGAAAGATCTGTTGGCTAAGCTGGAAAAACTTGAGCGACTCACCAAATACGCCGATGCTCAAGACATAATTGATGTCGAATCAACTCAAACTAACACCTCAGAAGATAGCGGCCCTTAGAAAACTATTACCCCATGCATCTCCAGACGAAAAACGGGAGATTTTGCGGGATTTAGAGTTCTGGGAGTCCAAGCAAGCCCAATCGCTAGGGCAAAAGAGGCTATTAGCCTTCGCAGACCACGTATACCCAGGCTATAAAGTAGGCCCACACCACAAAAGACTGGCTAAAATCTTTGAAGATATAGCCAACGGGGTCAAAAAGCGGGTAGTTGTGAACATTGCACCCCGCCACGGCAAGTCAGAACTCATTTCTTACCTAGCTCCAGCTTGGTTTTTGGGTAAATTCCCTCATAAAAAGATCATTATGGCTTCCCACACGGCTGATTTAGCCGTAAATTTCGGTAGAAGAGTCCGAAATTTGGTGGCAAGTGACCCATATAAACAAATTTTCCCGCAGATTGAGTTACAACAAGACTCAAAATCAGCTTCTAGATGGGGTACTAACTTTAATGGCGAATATTTTGCTATTGGTGTTGGGGGTGCTCTTGCTGGTAGGGGGGCTGACCTTTTTATTATTGACGATCCTCATTCCGAGCAAGAGGCTAAACAAGGAAGAGCAGACGTTTTTCTTCCCGCTTGGGAGTGGTTTCAGTCTGGTCCTATTCAGCGTCTTATGCCTGGGGGCGCTATTATTATTGTGATGACTAGATGGTCGAAACTTGATCTAACCGGTCAGGTTATTAACCACATGTCTAAGAATGATGATGCAGAACAGTGGGAGATTGTTGAATTTCCCGCCATTTTGCCAAGCGGCAACACACTTTGGCCTGAATTTTGGTCTGTAGAAGAATTAAATGCCAAGAAAGCCTCACTTGACCCCCGGTACTGGCAAGCCCAGTATATGCAGGACCCAACGGCTGAAGAAGGTGCGTTAATTAAGCGTGAATGGTGGAAGATTTGGGAGAAAGACGACCCTCCCCAGTGCGAATACATCATTATGTCTCTGGATGCAGCGCAAGAAACTAATAATAGGGCTGACTATAACGCTTTGACTGTGTGGGGCGTGTTCTTAAACGAAGAAGTCAACAACTACAACATCATATTACTTAATGCTATTAAGAAGCGGATGGAGTACCCCGAGTTAAAGAAGATGGTGTTTGAAGAATACAAAGAATGGCAACCGGATACCTTTATTGTTGAGAAGAAGTCCAACGGGTCTGCGCTTTACCAAGAAATCCGACGTATGGGGGTGCCTGTACAGGAGTTCACGCCGAGCAAAGGACAGGATAAGATTGCTAGGGTCAATTCAGTAACCGATTTATTTTCATCTGGGATTGTCTGGGCACCCGATAAACGTTGGGCTAAAGAAGTTATGGAAGAATGTAATGACTTCCCCAGTGGTTCAAACGATGACTTAGTTGACTCCACGACCCAGGCTTTGATGCGTTTTCGTAACGGTGGATTTATTAGACTACCGTCTGATGAGCCTGAAGAACCAGCGATGTTTAGGCGTAAAAACCAATAC